AGTATAGAGCTATTGATTCTAATACAATTTTACCTGCGTATCTCAATTGGGCTCAAAGATACGCCTTGGCTGTGGCTAAAGGTATTTTAGCTCAAATACGAGGTAAATTTGCCTCTGTTCCATCCCCTGCGGGAGGGGCTACATTGAATGGACCGCAACTAGCACAGGAAAGCCAGCAAGAAAAAGAAGCATTAATCCAGGAATTATTGTCAGAGATTGAGGAGCCCCCTGCTTTTAGCACATACTAATGGTTAGAAAGAAAGAATTATTTGGAGTAACGACTCCTATGCCTCCTATCCCTGAAGTGGACGGGAAGAGTCAGCTATCATTTTTTGATCAAGAGAACGCTGATATAAACTTATTTAACCTTGTTGATGATGAGCTAATACGCATCTCTGGATCAGAGCTTTTGTATTACAAGTATTACATTGATCGAGATTACGATGAAGTATACTTAGAGGATAGATCAAAGAAAATTGCGACTGATCCTATCGAGGTCCACGGTCATTATGAGCCTAAACCTGTAGAACAAAACCTAACTGAGTTTGGTTTAGAGTTAACTAATGATCAGTTATTCGTATTTAATAAATCATATATTACCCAGAAGATTTCTAGGGTTCCCCAGGCTGGTGACGTTATCAAGCCTAAATTTCAAAATCAAAGGTATGAGATATTTGAGATTCAAGAGGACAGCTTTCAGTTGTATGGTGTTTATCACATTGTATGCGCTGCCAAACTCCTACGCGAAACAGAGGATATCGTTGACGAACACCTTACCAAAAAGAGTGAAGATGTTGGAGGCTACTTAGATCTACAATGACACAAACTAATATAAGAACTGTAACCACCGAACAATCATTTAAAATAACAGATACAAATGCTTCAAGTTTATCTGATTTTAAAGGCTCTTCTAGAACTGCTCAACAATATTTATTAAATTTAATGTCGCAAATGGAAGGGAAAAGTGTTGTCCCTATTAATGCCTACAAAGAGATTGTTAGATTTTTAATCGCAAATTTTGATAAGATGGTTTATCTTAATAACGATTTAGAAAAAGTTGAGGTGAAGTGTAGATACGGAAACCCTGAAAGAACAATCGCAAAGCTGAATGAGCATGATAACATTGTTCTTCCTATGATAACTTTGTCCCAAAACTCTGTTGTAGAGGCAGACACCAGAAGAAGAAACAGTAGCCTTTTAATCCAGCGAACTTTATGGGATGAAGAATCTCAAAGAGCAGAAAGAATTGTAAGCTTTTGTGACCGTCCTGTGACACTACAATATGATTTGAATGTTTGGTGTAAATATATGGAAGACTTGGATCAATTAGCTCAACAGATTCGATTAGCTTTTAATCCTTCAATACCGCTGCTAACGGAGTTCTCCAAAGAAAGCCAAGCTTTTTTAGCTAGTGAGGCAAACAACTACAGTTTTGCTCTTGCTGATAGGGAAGATAGAATACTACAGAAAAAATTTACTGTTTCTGTTGAAACTTATATTAAGAGTCCCGCATTTAAAATAACCTCTACTGGCAAGATAGAAGAGGTAAATGCAGAAATAACGGCACTCTGATCTGATAATTTTTTCCCAAAAGCTACTCAATACCTCTAAATACAAATAGAGGTAAAATCTTGAAATCAATTAAGAATGATTCGTTACAACGGTTAGAGCTTTATCTAACTACAAAAAAGGGCACTAAAAGAATATGGTTAATGCCTAGAGAGACAGTTGTAGTCCCAAATTACTACCTTACAAAGCAGATTAATAATCTAGCAGAAAGAAGAATTCTTACGGTCAGGAGTGCATAGAGGAATAAATTATGGCAAATTTCGTTAGTCCAGGTGTTTATGTTGTAGAAAGAGATATTAGTGATTACACCCCAGCGGTTAATCCTACTGTGGTTGGTTTAGTTGGCTTCGCATCTAAAGGTGAGCCCAACAAAGCAAAGCTTATTACCAGCCAACAAAACTTAGTTAAAGAATTCGGTAGACCTGTCGAAGTTCTTCCTGGTCAAGCAATCGAAGGTGCGTTAGAGATTCTAGAAACCTGTAACCAGCTTTACTTTGTTCGTGCTTTGGACACTGCTACCGCATCTGATGCCAGCGCAATGGTCAATATGGGTGCTTGCCCTGCCCTGGGAGTATCCTCCGCAGGGTTAGGTGTTACAAGTAGTATGTATTTCCGTGTTCAAGTGACTGATAATGCAGGTACAAATCAATTTTCAACAGCAAAAACATACTCAGTTTTAGCTGGAACATCATATGGAGCAGGAACATCAGCCACCACACAGGCTCAAGCCATGGCCTCTGTCTTTGGCGCTGCATTAGATTCAACAAAAGTTGGATCTTATAACACAGCATCAGGAACAGACACCACTATCCCAGAGGTTGTAGGTAACTTTATTGTTGGAAACTTCGCTGGTTCAGGTTCAACTTTAACCGTTGAGGCTTTTGGAGATTCTGCTTTAACTCAAAGATCACCAATTCTTTATCCCCTAGATCTTAGTGGTAACACAAGTGGTGTTTCAGGAGTTATTCCTGCAAATGCGACAATTGGTTTAGGCGTGGGTAATGGTGCAGGTGTTGCACCTATGAACTCATATGCAAACTCAGGTATCGGAGGTCCTTCTGGTCCAGGATTCGTTTCAGCAGTTGTTAGAGGTGTGAGCTTTGTAAATGGCTCTGGAACTAACGGACTAGGCTACTTAGCCCAATCACTCTTTGAAGGTGCTGGTTACAACACATCAACGCTAACTGATGGAACTTTACTAGGTAACTCGATTACGGTTAAAGATTTAGGTAACTTCAACAACACCATTCAGGTAAATGAGGAAGGTGTGGCCTTAGAAAACTTCAAAGTATCCTTATTAAACTCAGGAAACTTTGTTGAAGATGTAATTAATACAGGTGAGACCAACTTAACATCTAACATAATTAAAGGTAACCTCTACTCAGAGGGTGTTGATCTTGCAACAATCACGAAGTTTAATAATTATACTGATAAACTAGCAAACCTAGGAACTCTTGGGGTTGTTAGAGGATCCAAAGGTGCTATGACAGTTAACCGTGGAGGAAATGTTGCAACTGACACATCTGCCGCAGAGTTAGATACAGACGGAAGGTACATGGATTCAAGATTTAACAAGTTTATCGCTGGCACTTACAGTATGTTCGACGGTGATAACGGAACAGGTGCAGACTCAGATGCTGAGACCACTGCTCTCGTAGGAACTACTTCCCCAAGTAGAACAGGAATGCAAGTTTTTGATGATGACCTTGTTCCCATCACGCTTGCCGCTGTCCCAGGAATTACCACTGCTGCCGTTCAAAACGCATTAGTTACACTAGCTGAGTCTACTGGTGATTTCTTATCAGTCTTTGGAGCACCTTACGGTGTTGGAAATGTTGGAGATGCCATTGATTATAGTAATGGCTTAACCACTTACAGGGCAACACCTTTCAACAGTTCCTATGCTGCTTTATACTTCCCACACGTTAAGGTTTTCCAGACCTACCTAGGGAAAGATATTTGGTTAGACCCCGCAATCTTTGCCATCAGGCAGATGGGATTCACTGACACTGTTTCAGATCTTTGGTTTGCTCCCGCAGGATTCCAAAGAGGTAGACTAACTAAGCCTACTGATGTTGAGATTCCTATTAACAGAGGTGACCGAGACTCCATGTACAGTGGTGGTAATGCAGTTAACCCAATTGTTAACTTCGCAGGACAGGGGATTACAATCTTCGGTCAAAGAACCACACAAAGAGAGCCCACTGCTCTAGACAGAATCAATGTTAGAAGGTTGATGGTTTATGTGAAACGAGTTATTGAATCGGCAACAAGAAGATTTATCTTCGAACCTAATGATCCCGTCACTCAAGAAGCAATAACAAACCTTCTCAAGCCATTGTTCCAAGATATTAAACAACGCAGAGGTATCACTGATTTCAAGGTTATTTGTGATGAAACAGTAAATACTCCTGTGCGCGTTGATAGAAACGAGCTATGGTGTAAAGTAATTATCAAGCCCACTAAGACGGCAGAGATTTTAGTATTCGAGTTGAATATCACAAATCAATCCGCAAAGGTAAGCT